TATTTAAGATGTGGTGCTTATAGAGCAAGAACTGGTGGTAATGCAGTCCTTATAACAATGAGTGGTGTTAGTATTACAGTTAATGAATATGTGAAAGTATATGTTGAAAATAACTATCCATCTACGGTTACTGCAACTATTGATGGAGTTACATATACAAGTGCTCATACTGGTAGTCAAGTACATACGCATACATTTACTGAGACTGGTACTCTTACTCAATTAACAGTAGTTAATAATGGTAGTCAAGGTAGAACTTATCTTGAAGGTGTTGTTGTTGATGGATATCTATTAAAAAATAATACTACCAGTAATGGGTGGAATTACTAAATAAGTTTATAGTGTAAGTAAGAGTAATGTCAAGAACTTTGATTAAAGGTGCTGAAGCAGCATCTCCGACATCAACAGGAGCAGCAAGTACATTTGGTAGTGCTACTGTTGTGCGTTTAGTTAATACTGACACAAGTGCTCATTTAGTAACTGTTGTAGAAAATCAAAATGGAACGGTTGTTGGTTCGTTTACTATGCCAGCAGGTTCAGTTGAGTTTTTAGAGAAAGTAAGCACATACGCAATATTTGCTGCTAATGCTGGAGTAAAAGGAGCAGCAGCAGGATTTACTGATTAGTAAGTATTTAATTTGTTATGTCACAGGAAGTATACTTAGGTAATCCCAACCTGAAGAAGGCGAATACGCCTATAGAATTTAGTGAAGAGAATATTGTTGAATTCCTTAAGTGTAAGGAAGATCCTGTTTATTTTGCAAGAAATTATATAAAGATCGTTTCTCTTGATGAAGGATTAGTTCCTTTCAACATGTATGACTTTCAGGAGAAGTTAATTAAAAATTTTCATGAGTCTAGATTTAACATCTGTAAGATGCCTAGACAGACTGGTAAATCAACCACTTGCGTATCTTACTTACTACATTACGCTGTTTTTAATGATAATGTCAATGTTGCGATTCTGGCGAACAAAGCGTCCACTGCTAGAGATTTACTTGGCAGGTTACAACTTGCATATGAAAATTTACCTAGATGGATGCAACAAGGTATAATATCATGGAACAAAGGATCACTTGAATTAGAAAATGGATCAAAAATTTCAGCAAACTCTACGTCTTCATCTGCTGTCCGTGGTGGATCCTATAATGTCATCTTTCTTGATGAGTTCGCCTTCATCCCGAATCACATTGCTGACGACTTCTTTGCCTCTGTTTATCCTACTATTACGTCTGGACAAAGTACTAAAGTAATTATCGTTTCTACCCCAAGGGGTATGAATCATTTTTATCGTATGTGGCGTGAGTCTGAAAAGGGTAAGAGTGATTATGTTCCAACTGAAGTTCATTGGTCAGAAGTACCTGGTAGAGATGAGGCTTGGAAAGAGCAGACTATTGCTAACACATCAGAACAACAGTTTAAGATTGAGTTTGAGTGTGAGTTCTTAGGATCTGTCAATACACTTATTAATGCAGCAAAACTTAAAAATTTAGTTTTTGAAGATCCAATAAACAGAAATGCTGGACTTGATATTTACGAAGCACCAATACCAGAACATAATTATATGATAACGGTTGACGTTGCTCGTGGATTGGGTAATGATTATTCTGCCTTTATAGTTTTTGATATTACCAACTTTCCATATAAGGTTGTAGCAAAGTATAGGAATAATGAAATTAAACCTATGCTATTTCCTAATATTATACATGATGTGGCAAAGGGATATAATGAATCATTCATCTTAGTAGAAGTAAATGATATAGGAGATCAGGTTGCAAGTATTCTTCAATATGATTTAGAGTATGATAATCTTCTTATGGCATCCATGAGGGGAAGAAATGGTCAGATAGTTGGTCAAGGATTTTCTGGTAAGAAATGTCAGTTAGGTGTAAGAACAACATCAGCAGTTAAGAAGTTAGGTTGTTCCAATTTAAAGACTATGCTTGAGGATGATAAGATATTGGTTAGTGATTATGATATTATATCAGAATTAACCACTTTTGCTCAAAAGCATAATTCATTTGAGGCAGAGGAAGGATGTAATGATGATCTTGCTATGTGCCTTGTTATATTTGCTTGGGTAGTAGCACAAGATTATTTCAAAGAAATGACGGACAATGATGTTCGGAAAAGACTTTATGAAGAACAAAAGAATCAGATAGAACAGGATATGGCTCCATTTGGTTTTATTGCCGATGGTTTAGACGATAGTAGTTTTATTGATGCTGATGGAGATACTTGGCATACTGATGAGTATGGTGATAGATCATACATGTGGGATTATCGCTAATGGATTTTGATGACCAGTTAGGTCTGGAACATTTATTATTAAAAGAAAGAAAATGTAGATCCTGTGGTAAGGTTAAAGATTTAGTAGAAGATTTTTATTTAACTCGTAAGAATAGAACATACCCATCAGCATATTCATATGAATGTAAGGTATGTACAGTAAAGAGAATAGTTAATAATAGAAAACCCAAAAAGAAGCCTATTGATTGGCAATATCCTGATTGGTAATGTTCACGCACGGTTTCCCCAATGAAAAAGGGTCTTTCCCTAAATAATTTCAGTAATAATCTGAGATTTCGGAGACAGAAAAGATGCCACTAAATTTAGCATCTCCTGGTATAGTTGTAAGAGAGGTTGACCTAACAATTGGGCGTGTTGATCCTACTAGTGGAACAATCGGAGCGTTGGTAGCACCATTTGAAAAAGGACCTATAGGAGATCCACAACTTATTGAAAGTGAGGAGGACCTACTTCAAACTTTTGGTAAACCATTTTCAATAGACAAGCATTACGAGCATTGGTTATCTGCTTCATCTTTTCTTGCTTATGGTGGAACACTACAAGTTGTTAGAGCAGACGATCAAACGATCAGAAATGCTACTGATGACGGCACACCAGAGATTAAGATAAAAAGTAGAGAACATTATCAGCAATTGGGATATGATGAGAATCCTCTAGCAACTACTGTAATTTCTGCTAGAAACCCAGGAATATGGGCTAACGGATTAACCGTAGCAATGGTTGACGGAAAAACAGATCAAATACTTGAAATAACAGATCCAACTGGTATTGATATTGGAGATGTAGTAACACAACCTGTTCCTCTTGGTACTATAGAGGTTGGTGCTGGAACAACATCTGTACTTGATGGATATTTCTACGGTGTTGTTACTGAAACAGCAGCAGATAGTATAGGTGTTAAACTTACACATCACGTTTCTGTTGGTGGAACAGCAAGAGTTAAAGACTACACTGAAAGTGGAGTATTTAAGTATGGTAATGCTGGTGATATTAGTATCACAGAACCTGGTCAATCATCTGTTGGTTTAACAACAGGAGTTAATGTAGCAAGAGATTGGTTCGCTGATCAAAAAGTTACAATAACTGGTGGTGCTGAGATTCAATGGGATCAATTAGCATCAAGACCTGGTACTTCAGCATATGCCGCAGAAAGAGGCGGTAGATTTGATGAAGTTCATCTCGTTATTATTGACGACAAAGGAACATACACAGGTAATGCTGGAACAATCCTTGAAAAGCATTTATCACTTTCAAAAGCACAAGATGCTGAGTATTCTGTAGGAAGTGCTTCTTATTGGAGAAAGTATCTTGAGATTAATTCAAATTATATATTTGGATTAGGTGGACCTGCTGGAATTACTACTTCAGCAACTACAAGTGCTCCAGGAGATACTGTTGTATTAGACGGTGATGAGAAATGGGATCAAGATGCTTCATCAGTTAACTTTGGTGGTTCTGGTGCTGTGAAATTTACACTACAAGGTGGTAAAACTTACGGTGGTAATACTGATACAGTAACTGCTGGTTCAATGGAATCTGGTTTAGATGACATTCTTTCAGGATATACCTTATTTGAAAATAAGGAAGAAACTGAAGTTGATTTCATCATCATGGGATCTGCTAATTATTCAAGCAATTTCCATGCTATTCAATTAGCAAATAAGTGTATTGCTGTAGCGGAAGCAAGAAAAGATGCTGTAGCATTTGTTTCTCCTAACAGACAAGCATTTATAAATGATACTGCTGATTCTACTGCTGTAACAGTTCAATCAATAGATGATATCACTAATAATGTAAAGGAATTTGCTAATCAAATCACATCTTCAACATACGGTGTAATCGATAGTGGTTACAAGTATATGTTTGATCGTTTCAATAACACATTCAGATATGTTCCATTAAATGGTGACATTGCTGGAACTTGTGCTAGAACAAGCATCGAACAATTCCCTTGGTTCTCACCAGGCGGAACAGCAAGAGGTGCTATTCTTAACGCAGTTAAATTAGTATACAATCCAGGGCAAAAACAGAGAGATATACTCTACACAAATAGAGTTAACCCTGTTATTAACTCTCCTGGTGCTGGAATCGTATTATT